TCACGGGCTCCTCGTCGTCGGTGCGAACTGCTGGTTGTGCGCGACGGCGACCGGCCACACCCGGTCGCGCCACTGCCGGTGCTCGGCGACGGTATCGGGGTCGTCGGTGACCTCGGCGCCGGAAACGCCGTTGTCGTCGAAGTGGAGGATCGCGACCCGGGCGTCGTCGAAGATGTAGAAGTCGTGGGTCGGCGCGCCGAGCTTGCGGGCGTGCTCCTCGCCGATCCACCGGATGTCTTCGCCTGCCTCGATGTTGAGGGGCGTGAACTCGAACATCCACCTGAGGTACTCGGTGGGCGGGCTGGTCATCATCCGGACCCGCTCGAAGGTCTTGCCTTCGGCGGTTTGCGCGCGGATCTGGTCGAGCCAGGGCTGCATGAACTCGAAGGTCGGGTGTCCGTCGCGCCATGCCTGCAGCGGTTCCCGCTCGACGGGCTCCCGGTAGGTGCCCTGGCATTCCCACCGCCATGCCGAGGACTCGAAGGTGTGGAACAGCGCGGCGAATTCGGCGCCGGGTTTGACCCAGGTCATCGGCGCACCGCGTCGGCCAGCTGGCGCAGCTTGTCCGCCGAGGCCGGGTCGACGACGAACGACGGCCGGTCCTCGTCGGCGAACGCGATCCGTTGCAGCGCTTCGACGTCGACGAACGGCAGCAGCGCGGCCGGGATCTCGACGGCGGACTCGTGGGCGGGGATGCCGTTGCCGCGGGCGCGCATGGTGTCGAGGGCGGCCGGGTCGGTGACGGTGGCGCCCTGGACGACGAGAGTGCCGCGGTCGGTGACGAAGATCGTCGGGCAGCCTCCGCCGCCGGAGCTGGTGCCGATAAACGCCATGCCCTGTGAGTCCGACATCGGGTTCCTCCTTGATCGGGGTTGGGCGTCCATCGTGGCCATGATCTTGCGCAATCTATCACCGGCAAACGGGTGAGATGACAGGGTCGACGCGGAAAATTCCAACAGTGGTTGTACTCCGTTCGAGTGTTGATCTCGAATTTTGCGCAAGATTCCTTGCCTCGGGCAAGTGCTGAGGTCCAGGGTTGACGCCGTGCGGGGATGGCGGAAAGAACGAGTGCTGTGGACGGCCGACACGGCAGGACGGCCGGTCGCGGTCACGACCGGGCTCACGGTCGACAGGCACGGCGACGATGTGGGCGGCCTCGCGATCAACGCTCTCGGCCAAGTATCTGAGGTCGGCCCGTCGGCGGTCCTGATGCTCGACAGCGGTGCCGAACTGGTCTCGAACCTCCGCCTCTCGCTGACCGATCTGCTTGATCTGCGAGGGGGTGCGTGATGGACGATCCGCAGCCGGGCACCTCGGGGAAGCCTGATGCCGAGCCGTTGTCGACGCCACGCCAGTACAGCGAGCCGAGCCCGGACGACGATCTTGAGGTCTGGGTCCAGTACGTGAAGGCGCGCTATCCGAGGAAGGGCCTCACCCCTCCCGGCTTGGTGAGGGGACGGCAGTGACGACTGGCGACACGAAAGCCGCGCCGCAACGCCGGAGCCACGGTTACCGGCGCCGCCATTACGCCGACGACGAGTGCGGCATCAACCCCCTGTATCTGTTCGCGGAATGGCTGCGCCAGGAACCGGGTTTCGCGCGTCCAGCACCGCCTCGGCCACCCACGCGGATCCGACTCGCCTGCAAAGCCTGCGGCGCGACCGCCAAGCACACGGATCGCCGATGCGGCGAGTGCGGCGAAAGCTTCCGTTTGGACATCTAGACAGCCCGGCACCGCGGCGGTAATCCCCCGACACGCCGCGGCACCGGGTGCGCCCCCGCCGGACGGGGCGCGGGGGCGGTGGCCTCTCCCGAAGACCACCGCCCCCATCCACAGACTTGCGACGACGGGACAGCGAATGGCCGACACGCCGGACGAGGCGCGCGCGAAGCGGATCAAACGGAATCGCCGGATGCTCGAATCCTGGCGTTCCGGTGTGTCGATCACCGAGATCGCGCGGGAACACCGACTGTCGCTGAGCTGGACCGGGCGGCTGCTGCGCCAGGAAGGCGCGGTGCTCCCGCAGATCCGCCAGGGGGTCCGGCGTGCTGATCTGCCTGTCGCGGAGATCATCCGCGAGTACGACAAGGGAGCGACGATGCAGGCGTTGGCGGACAAGCACGGCACGTCGTACGGCACCATCCGCCGGCTGCTGATCAAGAACAAGGTGCGGATCCGACCGCACGGCGGCCAAAACGCCATCGAGATCTCGCCGCTGCTGCGTCCGACGCGCCGGACTTAGGCATGGAAAAGCCGCCCCCGTGCCCGTGGACGGACGGGCGCGGGGGCGACGATCTGGGGTGTTCAGGCCGCCGGGGGCGGCGAGGCCGGGGGTGCGCCGGTGATCTGGACGGTGCCGGTGATCTGCATGTGCTGGCCGATCGCGGCGTCGATCATCGCCTGCATCGCTGCCGGGGTGGTGCCCTGGAGCGCGTCAACCTTGGCGTTCAACTGGTCGAGCTTCGCGGCCAGCGCGTTCACAGTCGGGTAGACCGCGTGGGCACCGGCGTCGCCGCCGCCGAAGAACCCGGCGAGATATTCGTTGACCTCGGCGTCGCCGGCCTCGACCGGGCTGCCGTCCGGGCGCTTGCCGATCGCGTAGGCCCAGACGGCGGCCGCGATTTCCTGTGCGGTGGGCATGGTGGTGACCTCCTGGTACTGCTCGTTGATATCGACCTGGACGCCGCCCACTACGGCGGTTCCGTCGTTGCGCTGCCACCACGTCACGCCGTCCCACAGCAGGGATTCGCTGCCACACTGCCACAGGAACTCGGACAGCCCAGCGTCGTGGATGGCGTGCGTGAACTCGGAGAAGCCATAGCCGCCCACCGGCCCGGACCAGCCTGCGCCTTTGGCAGTGTTCCAGAAATCGCGCTGGTATCCGGTCGCGGTCACGACTTGGCCGGCGGTCAGATGTTCGTCCGCGGCGGCGCAGATCAGCAGTGTGTTCGGTGCGCCGACGTGCGCGAGGTCGGCCATGATGTCGCGCGCGTGCTGCGCGCCCGCTCCGCTCGAGATGTCGTCGGCGACGTTCTCGTACACGGCGACGACCTGCAATCCGTGCGCGACATAATCGGCGTACACGGCAGCGGTGATGTTCTTGGCGCGGCCCGGGGTGCCCGCGTAGACGAACACGCCGACGTAGCCCTCGGCGACGAGGGCCGCGCCGGACGGGTGCCCGGACGCGTCGGCCCAGCGACCGATGCTTTGCATGAGGTTCCTCCGGGTCAGTGGTGGGCGATGAGCTGAACGATGAGCGCACCGATGGAGGCGACGAACCCAGCGGCGCCCGCGGCGATCGCGCCCTTGATCGCGACGCGCATGCTCGACGCGTGCGAGGCAGCCGCGGCGCGGTCGGCGACCTTCTCCGCCTTGAGCTCGCGGATGTCCCGTTCTGCGGTCACGAGGCGTTCCCCTTGCGCCGCCAGCGTTTGCCCTTGGCCGTCGAGCTTGTCGTCCATGTGCCGCACCTGCTCGCCGAGGCCGTCGACGGACTTCTCGACGCGGCCGATCGCGCGCAGGATCTCGCCGCCGGTCGGCTGCTCGGGCAGCGCTGGGGTGGTCATTCGCCCTCCACGAAATCGCGCAGCTTCTCGGTCAGCTGGTTGCGGAAATGCCGCCGCAACAGCATGTGGTGGACGGTGAGCACGGGGACCGTCCACACGACCTGGGCGATGATGTTCGGCCACCACGCGTCGAACGGAGGGAACAGATGCTGCCAGAGAGTCATTGCTCGCCTCCTATGTGGACGGTGACAGAAACGCGGCACCGAGATAGCTGCCGCCGAAGTCGGTTTGGAGCGTCAAGCTCCCGCCGCCCGTGGATTGGTACAGGGACAGGAAAACCGTCGCGTTCGCAGCAAGGTTCACGATCAAGCCCATCTGCGGAGTCGGGCCGGTGAACCCGCTCGGCCCGGGGCCGAAGATGCTCGTCGACTTCGAGTTGCTGAAGCTGGTGCCGTTGATCAGGATGTTTCCCGCGACACCGCCAGTCGAGAAGCTGGGGCATCTGATCTGCCCGAAAATCCAGTACACGCCCGCATGCTGGATCGTCAGCTGGCTTGCCTGCGACGCGCTCCACATGTTGTCGGTGTTGATCACGGCTTGACCGAAGGTGACGTTCGTGTAGACCGCGTTCCCGCAGGATTGGGTGGTGGTGGCCTGCGCGATCACCATCGGCCGCTGGGTGGTGAACCCGGCGTTGCCGTAGTTGTAGAGGTTGGTCAGGTTCGATCCCAGCGCGTTCAGGTCGGCGGCATGGACTACCTGGCCGTCCGTGAACGTCGGGATCGCGGGAGTTGGGATGCCCACGATGCTCCGTCCTTAGTAGACACAAACCGTCGTGCTGCCGAGCACGCTTTTCACGCTGTCGCCCAGAATCCAAGCCTGGGAGATCCACACCGGGGACAACTCGTAATCCGCCGTCCACGTCGACGCGTCGCCCGCCGCGTGATGGTCGATCTTCTCGACGTAGTAGTCCCCGGACACCGTCACGCCCGCGCTCGTGCGCCGCTTCACCGTGATGCGGTCGTCAAGGTCGATCGACAGCACCGCGTCCCACAGCGCCGGATTCGCGACCGGGTCGAGCGTCATCTTCGTGATCCGCGGCGGCACGTTCGTTCCCGGCGCACCGGCCGGTTTCGCGTACCGCTGCACGTAGAACTGCGCGGCCTGCTGCGCGTCCCAATCGTTTTGGGTTTGCAGCGTGAGCGACAGGATCCGTTGCCCGTACGCGGCTTGGCTCGTCGCGTTCACGACGGGCGCGAGCTGGGTGCCGCTCCCGCCAGAGGTGATGTTCGCCTGGCTGTAGACGTACGTCGGGTCGTAGTCGTACTCGACGTTGAGGTACGGCAGCTCGCCCGCGGCCGTGTTCTCGCCGAACGTGTACCGCGACGCGGCGGACCGGCTGTAGGTGTACCTGGTCTCGCGCGAGTCCTGGTGCACGACGCCTGCGGCGTCGGCCCAGGTGGCGCCGTTCTCGGTCTGCGCGATCTCCTGCAACACGTCCAGCAGGAAGCGCCCGTTGTAGCCGAAATCCGGGGCCATCTTCGTTTTGCCGTAGTCCCAGAAGATGTTGCTGCTGGACCAGTATTGGGCCAGCAGGCGTTGCGCCCGGCTGCCGGACAGCTCGCCGAGGTAGCCGATGCCGCGCTGGTAGTGGTTCGACAGCTGGGCGTTCGACAAGGCTGCGGGATAGCAGGCGAGGTTCGCGACCGCGAACTCCGTGACCGGGTTGGTCCAGTAGGTTTGCGCGTCGAGGTAGAAGTTGTTCAGCTGCACCGACCCTGACGGGCTGATCGATGCGTATCCGCCGATCACGTTGTCGACCACGGCATTCAGCTGGTTGCTTCCCGTCAGCCTGATCACCAGGTAGTGCCATTGCCCGTCCGGGAAACCGTTCCATCCGGGAAGGCCGCCGTTCGGGTTGTTGCCGTTCGGGTCGTAGTAGTACCACCCGAGGTCGCCGCCGACGAAGCTCAACCAGCCGATCCCATAGGTCGGCCCGAACGGTTTCGTTTTCAGGTTCTCGCCCGGCGTCAACGCCGCGGCACCGAAGTACGGCATCCCCGACGACGACTTGAGCCAGCATTCGATGGTGAACGCTTGCGGGTTCATCGCGAGCTGTCCTTGCACCGTCCCCTGGTTGGTGATCATGCTGGTGTAGTTGGTGTTGTTGTTCAGGTTCTGCTGAAGCAGCGACACCGCTTCGCTCCCGTCGAGGAACGTGTCGCCGGCGAAGTTGACCTGCCCGTCGGTGCCGAGCGCCGTGTAGCCGAGGAACGGCTGCCCGCCCTGCGGCAGCTGCACGGCCTGCGGCGACGACTTGTCGTTGTACGGGATCACCAGGTTGGGGCTGTCCGCGGCGATCGTGGCCGCGTACGACTGGCTGATCGCGGTGCGGGACATCGGGCTCAATGCGTCGACGCACTCGAGCGGCTTCAGGCCGCGGAAGCCGGCCATGTCCCAGCGTTGCGGATAACGCTCGATGTAGCCGGTGTACAGGTTGTACCAAGTGGGGCCGCTGACGGTGAACGGCGAGGCGGTCGAGCTCAGTTCGAGCTGGACCGCGTCGACGTACACCGTCGCGGGGAAGCTGCCGCCGGTCATCTTGAAGCCGCACACGCCGAGCGCGCCGGACGGGACGCCGGTCATCACCAGGCGCGTCCACACACCCGACGTCGAGGTCGACGCCGACGCGATGGTCGTGCCGAGCGCGCCGGGGTAGTTCGCGAACACCGCCTGCACAGTCGCCCCGGCCGGGAGGTACACGTACGCGGACATCGTGTAGGTCTGGCCGGGGACGGTGCGGAACCCGAACCCGGGAAAATCGGTGCTGCCGGTGAAGGTGATCGCGAGCGAGTGCGTGCCGTCCCACGCCTGCGCCGTCGACTGCGCGAGCGTCGGCGAGCCCGAGAGGGTGCCGACGAACCCGATGCCGGACTCGAAGCTGCAATAGTACGGGCTCGAATTGAGCCAGGTCCCGGCGATGTTGGCGGAGTTTCCGGAGTTCAGCAGGTTCCCGGCTAGCGAGCGTGTCGTCGGGTTCCAGAACGCTCCGATTTGGACACACCGGTACGGCAGCAAGCTATTGCCGCCGCTGTTCCACGGCGACGACGCGTTGACCGGGTTCAGCCACTCCGATCCGTCGACCATGTCCAGCGACGCCGTGCCCGCCTGGAACACGTCCAGCTCGTACTGACGGCCGCGTGACGTCGACCAGGCGCGCACGGTCGTCCCGGGGCCCGGCCCGGGCGTCATCAGCGCTACCTGCGAGTTGCCGGGCGTGTTCGGCGGCCCGGCGGTGAAGTCCGCGTTGATCGTCATCAGCGGGTATACGCGGCTCACGACGCGCTCACCGCCAGACCGTTCGAGCTGTTGCGGAGGTTGTAGCGGAGGATCCCGGTTTGCAGCCACGTTTGCATGTCACGCGAGTTCATCTGGATCACGATCTGCTGCGTCCCGCCGGCACCGCCGCCGACCGCGCCGCCAGCGGAGATCGAGAACGCGCCGTTGATCGCGGTGTGCCCGATGCCGGTGGTGAAGTCGTTGATGAAGCCCTGGACGCGTTTGCCTCCCGAAAGCAGCCCCTCGTGGAATCCGTCCATGATCGCGTTTCCGTGCGGGATCAGAAGTTTCCGGTCGTAGTCGATCGGACCTTTGTGGTCGGAGATCCATTTCCCGATTCCGCCGAAGAAGTTCGTGATCCCGCTCCACACGGACTTGAGGCCGTTCCACAAGCCTTCGAGGATTGCTTTACCGGCGTTCCACAGCCAGGTTCCGGCACCCTTGAAAATTCCGGTGATGAACGACCAGACGCCGCCGAGGATTCCCTTGATGCCGTCCCAGATCCCGGAGAACACTTCCTTCACGCCGTTCCAGGCGCGCTTCCAGTCTCCGGAGAAAATCCCGACGACGAAATCAATGATTCCCTTGATCACTTTTATGATCCCGGAAACCACGCCGCTGATGATCTGCCACGCGGATTTGAACACCGTCGTGATGATGTCCCACGCGAACTTGAACGTGGAGCTGATGACGTCCCACGCGTCCTTGAAGAACGCCTTCAGCGGATCCCACGCCGCCTTGAATCCGGCCACGAAACCGGCGAAAAGAGCCTGCAGCACTTTCCAGAACGGTTCCCAGAAATCCTTGAGACCGTTCAGGACGTGTTCGATGATTTGTTGGATATCCGGCCAGATGCCGCGCGTCCAGTCGACGAGCGCATGCCAGAATCGGACAATCGGCTGCACGACATTGGTGTTGATCCATTGTCCGATCGGGCGCAGGAAAGCCAGCAACGCGTCCCACGCGCGGATGACAGGGTCGATCACTTCGCGCTTCACCCAGCCCGCGAACGGACCGAGCGCTTTCTTGATCTGATCCCAGTGCGTGATGATCTCGTAGACGACGAGCGCGACGATCGAGGCAAGCAAGCCGATCGGGTTCGACTTGATCGCCGCGCCGATCCCCTCCAGCGCATCGATTGCCGATTTCGCGAGTGCGCGGAACCCCGAGGCGATCAACGGCAGCACCATCGCGCCGATCGCGAACAGCACCTCTTTGTGCGCGCCGAGCCACTTCACCGAACCCATGAACCAGTCGGCCATCTTCGACAGGACCGGCAGCAGCACCTGCCCGATCTCGATCGCCCACACCTGGAACTGCGCGCCGACCTCGTTCATCTTCTGCTTGAACGTGTTCTGCGCGTTCGCCCAGTCGTCCTGCTGCTGCTTCGCCCGCTCCCCGACCGAACCCATCTCCTGGTACTTGCCCTTGAGCTTGTCGATCTCGCCGACGAGCGTTTCGATCGTGGACGCGGATTTCGCGCCACCAAAGGACTTGCTGATGATCTGGCCTTGCTCGACGGCGGTCTTGCCCGAGTTTTCGAGGTGGGACTTGAGATCCTCCATCGCGACCAGCAGGCCGTCCGGCTTCGCCAGGTCCCGCGCCAGCTGCCCCTGCTCGATGCCGATAGAGGCTAGTGCTTTCGTCGCCGGGCCGGACTGGTTTTGCAGCAACGCCACCGCGGTCCGCAGGTGGTTCGCCGCGACCTCCGCAGGCATCGAGTTGTCGGTCAGCACCGTGATCGACGCACCGAAGTCCCGCATCCCCAGCTGCGCCTCTTTGAACGCCGGGAGCACGCCGGTGCCGATCGCCTGGGCAAGGTCCTGCATGTGCATGTCGCCGGTGCCGACGATCGTGTTGAGGTAGGCGACGCCGTCCGCGGCGTCCTTCACGTCCTTCATCGCCACGGACATCACGCCGGACATCGCGTAGGTGACCGAGTCGAAATCGGCCATGCCCAGCGCGGCCTCCTGCGCGCTGGCCTTGAGCACGTCGAGGGCAGCCTGCCCGCGCAGACCGGTGGACTCGACGTGATACAGGCCCTCGGCGAGCTTCTCCGGCCCGATCCCGACCGTCGGCGCGAGGTCGAGGACGGCCTGCTTCATCTTGTCGACTTCGCCCTGCCCGGCGTGCGCCTGGGTGGCGATGAGCTCCATCGTCGATTGGAAGCTGGTCGCCATCTTCACCGACTCGACGCCGACCGCGACCGCGCCGGCCGCCAGCCCGAGCAGCGCAGTCTTTCCGAGGGCGCCCATTTTCCCGGCCGTGCCCTCGACGCCGGCCATCTCGCCCTTGGCCTCGCCCATCTTCGCGGAGAAGTCCGCGATGTTGCCCATGAGCACGGCGACGACGGGCGGCAGGAGGCTACCGGCGGCCATGGTTCCTCCTCACCATTTCGACCAGGCTTCTTTGAACAGGCTGTCGAGTTCGGTCGCGGATTTCGTGACCGCGGGCCGCATGTACGGGCGCGGCGGGAGCCGACTGTGTCCGGCCATGCCGCCGAGCTCCTGGATGCGCCCGTACACCGCGGTCGGGCCGATCGACGCCGAAAACCCGGCACTGGACGTGGGTTTCGGACCCTGCACGATCACCGACCGGCGCAGCGTCCCGGACACGAGCGCCGGGGGCTGGCCGGCCATGGACGGTGTCGGTGTGCCGCGTTTGTGGCTGGCCTTGGTGAGTTCTTCTTTCGCCTTGCCCTCGATGACGTGCGCGCCCTTGGCGACCGCGGTCGAGGTAGCGGCGACCTGTCGGGCTATAGAGCCCTCGATCGCGGCCTTGAACTCGGAGACGCCGAGGAAATGGAACTCAGCCACCGCTCACCCCCGGAACGCTTGCTTCTGTTCCTCGGAGCGGATTTCCTCCGCCATCGCGGTCACAGCCGGGATGCGGGCGTACAGGTAGGCGGGGATCTCGTCCACGACTTGGGGCGGCCACCCGAACCGGTCGGCCCACCACCAGTAGTCCGATGCCTCGTCCCACCGGGTTTGTTCCCCGGGCCGCGGCGCCTTGACCGGGTTCCCCGCGAGCTTCGCTCTTACGCGCTCGCGGGCTCGGTAGGGGAATCCGGGTCCTCGTAGTCGCTGGGATCGGTGTTGCGCGGCATCAGCGCCTCTTGCGCCGGTTTCACCAGTTCCATCAGCAGCCCGTAGTCCGGGCCCGTCAGCTCGTCGATCAGGGAGAGGTCGAGCTTCGGCATCAGCCAGGGTCGGCCGTCCTCAGTCTCGTACGGGATCTGCCAATCGGTGACGAGCATGGCGATGAGGTGGTCGGTCGACTCGACCCCGGCGGCGGCGACCGCTTCGCCGTCCTCCTCGTCGACGTTCTTGACCGCGGCACCCATTTTCGCCATGAATGCCTTGGTGTCGCGGGCTTTCAGCGACTCGGGGTCGCGGAGGGTCACTGTGCCGCCGGAGGGCAGCTTGTAGCGAGTCGTCATTGAATCCGTCCCTTCAACTGCTGACCGGCCGGTCAGACGTACGTGCCGGCGGCGATCGCGTTGGTGAGCGTCGCCTTCAGCGGCGAGAACCCGCCGCTGGTGCCGGCGTTGGTGGTGTTGGCGACCGCATCGAACGTGGTCTGGTAGGCGATCGCGCTCTTCCCGCTGTCGTATTTGGCGGTGACGAACGCGCCCTGCTGGACATCCACCTGGCACTGCACCTGCGCGGCACCGGTCAATCCGTTGCTGACGATCAGTTGCAACTGCGGCTGGGTGTTGTTGACCATGTTCAGGTACGGGGTTTCGTCCTTCGCGATGAAGTTCAGCTTCCCGCTGGCGGACACGGCACCGCGCTGGATGATGTACGGGGTCTGCGCGTTCTGGGTGGTGAACACCGGCTCTACGACACGCTTGATCGCGATCTCGCCGTCGGTCACGTTGAGCGCGAGAGTGCCGCCGGTGGCGGGGCCGCCGACGCCGAGCTGCCCGCGCCAGGACGCGATCGGCGTCACGGTCGACGGCGCGCTCGTCGGCGTCGCCGCGGCGATGATCGAGGGCCAGCACGAGCCCTTCGCGTCGTAGGTGAACAGCTGCGACTCCGCGTTCCACTTCAGCGTGAGTTCCGACAGGCACGCGCCCGGCCACTGCCGGGTGCCGGTGCTCGCGGTGGTTCCGGTGTACTGCGTGAACGTGTGCGACGTCGGCTGCCCGTTGCCGGAGTTCAGCGTCGAGAACGCGTGCGTGAACGGCGCGCTGGCACCCGTGGTGGTGAGGTCGCCGAGGATGTTGCCGAGCAGCCAACCGAGCGTATCCCCGAAAACCGGGCCGGAGAACGAGAAATCGGTCTTGATGACACCGGCCTGCTTCCCGTACGACTCGACCATGCTGCCGCGCATCGCCTTGTCGTCGAGGAACACGGGCTTGTCCTCGAAGTCGAGCTTCTCGACGGGGATCGTCGCGGTCATCGCGACAGCGGTCCCCTGCTGCGTTTCCTTGGCGACGCCGAGGAACTGCTTGTAGCTGGTGAACGTGGCTGGAGTAGGCACCGGTCACTCCTCGGTGTGCTGGGCCACGGCGTCCGCCGGGGCTTCGGTGGTCGTGGTCGCGTCGGCGGGCGGCTCGTTCTCGTGCTGCTCGTCGTTGCTGCCGTTGTCCGGGGCCTTGTTCTCTTCGCCAGGCGCGACCGGCGTCCAATGCCCGTCGTCGGGCGGCTCGGGCCAGTCGACGACGTCGCCGTCGGAAACGACGAGAGCCCGGTCCACGTAGACCCGCTCCTCGCCGCTGTAGCGGTATTCCACAGTGGACACCTCTCTCACGCTTGGATGTACTGGTCGCAGTCGAATTCGACGAGCAGGTAGCCCTTGGACAGGCCCTTCGGGGTGGACTCCATGAACGGGCCTTCCCAGCGGAGCCACGGGTCGCCGCCTTCCCCGGCCTGCAACCCGACCCCGTACCCGGCTTCGAATCCGCCGGTCCCCAAGGTCCGGTCGGCTTCGATGTGCGTGCGGATCGCGTCGAGCAGCGCGTACATGACGTCGGCCAGGTCCTCCACGAACCCCGTCGTCGACCGCACGAACGAATGGAGATTCACCGTCCACGACACGTGTTTCAGACCTGAGACGGCTCCGGCGACGGCGACACGTTTCTCTTCGCCGCGCAGCATCTGGACCTGCATTTGACAGCCCATCGAGCCGGGCGTCGCGCCGGTCTGGTGGTAGTCGGTGTTGTGGTCGTCGCTGCGCGGCGGCGACCGGCGCACGATCGGACCGTCCAAACCGGACACTGCGAGCTGCGGGGTCCGGTAGGTGCGGGTGGTCGCGTCGTAGGCGCCGCCGAAGTACCGGCACACCTGGTCGATGGTGTTCACGGAGGACATCAGCGGACCCGCCGGTACGGTTCGAGGAGCCGCTCGGCCTCGGTGACGAACCCGGACCCGTCCGTCGACCCGCCGACACGCGCGTTCGACTTGACCCGCGCGGACGGGAACACGTCCTCCGATTCGCTGTCCGGCCGCTGAAGCAGCGCGGCGGCGTAGAAGATCACCGCGAGATGGAGATCCGCGGGAACCGCGGAGATCCCGACCGGCACGGTCGCGGTGCCGGTGTGCGCATTCTTCAGGCCGCCGGTGAGCGGCACCGTCGTCGACCCTGTCGTGTAGGTCCCGGCGATGGTGACGGCCTCTTCGTGGCCCGGGTCCCAGATCCGCAGCACCTGCCCGGCAGCGAGCCCGGTGGCGTCCTGCACGGTCACGGACGTCGCCCCCTGCGCGACGTCCGCGGCGAGCAGCGTATTGGAGAACCCCGAGGTGTAGGTCCACTGCGCGTAGAGGTCGCCGGCCGCGACGACCGATCCGAACTGCAACGCCCCGAAACCCGGCGACGTGACGCCTCCGGGGTAGCCGACGATCTGTTTCCCGTCCTCCACCCAGAAATTCGACAGATCCGTCACCGGGTTCAACGAGTTCGGCGAGTAGCCGGTCGAGAGCGCGGTCATGGCGGTGACCGGGGAATGGTCGGGGTGGTAGGAGATCCGGCCGTCGTAGCGGGTCCGGACGCGGGCGTTCTCGGTGCGCGAGTGCGCGGTGAGGGTGCCCGTAGCGGCGTTGCCCGACGAAACGCCGAGCTCGACGTACCGGTCCGCCATCGCGCTGGCCTTGAGGAGGATGTTGTACAGCTCGGCGTCCTGGTCGGCGAGGATCGGATCACCGGACCGCAGGTTCGCGACCTCGAGGAACGTCGGGTACGCCTTGAACGATGCGTTGGTGACGTACGGGAGGATCAGCACGGCTCACCTCCGTCTGCTGGTTCGGCGGTGTGCGGTGTGCCCGCGTTTCATGTGGCTGCCGCGATGCGGATGCTCGTGGCTGTGAATGGCCTTGTGGCGGACGTGGGCACCCTTGTGCTTCGCGTGCACGCCGCGGCGCGGGTGCTTCACGAACGTCCTCTTACGCCCGGGTCCAGCTGCCGTGCGCGCAGGTGGCGGCGGAGTCGTCGCCGGGCCACCCTTCCGGCCAGCAGGCGCCGCAGATCTCGCCGTCCGAGTCGTCAGCAGGCGGCTGGTCACCGCCCGGATCGGCAGGTGCCTGCGCGGCGTCGTGTTCGAGCAGCCGGTCGACGAGGTCCGGCTTGTCGCCCTTCGCCGACAGGCCGCGCGAGTTGAGCTCGGCAGCGAGATCGGCGACGGTGCCCGCTTCGTAGAGGGCGCGGTGGTCTTCCGGCATCAGGACTCCTTCGAGCAGGGGCCGCCGCAGCGGCCGCAGGTGACGAACCAGGACCCGAAACCGCAGCGGCCGCAGCGGTATCCGCCGCGCGTGGATGCGCCGGCCAGATTCGGGGTGAACGCGCCGATCTTGCGGAAGGCGGCGGCGTCGGCGGGGTGCATGTCGTACACGCCGTCGCTGGAGCGGTAGCGGGCGCCGGTGACGCCGTCGACCTCACGTTGCGCACCGTCCGGAGCGCACACACGCACCGTGTCCACAGTGGACACCTTTCGTTCGGGCACGCCGAGCAGCCCCGACACGGGGCCCGGGCTGCTCAACGCACGTGGATCACTGAATGCCGGTGATGACCGAGTTCCACGCCGGGGCGTAGTTGACGAGCGTCCCGAACCAGTAGGTCGACTGGTCGTACGTGAACTGGATCTGCGGCCAATCCACGCTCATGTACTCCTGCACGGCGACGACCTGGCTGGTTTCCCCGACGTTGTTGTCCGGGAACGGCAGCGTGCGGGAGCGGATCAGCGCGGTGCCCGACGGCATGTACGGGTGCACCCGCAGGTCGACCATCTTGCTGGTCGGGCTGGCGTGGTTCAGGATCCCGGCGACCATCTCGCCGATGACCTTGCCGTTCTGCGCCGCGCCGAGGTCGATCCGGTAGTTGCTGCTGGACGACCCGAGCAGCTGGTTGCCCAGCTCGTTCCGCACCGCGGCGGTCGACCACACCTCGTCCGGGTCCGCGTAGACCGCGTTCCACATCGCCAGGAACTGCTGCTGGAACTCTGCGCCCGGCGTGGTGTAGACGCCCTGGCCGAGCTTCGCGTTCAGCGCCAGCGGCGAGGTGCCGAGCGCGAGCGCGTTCGTCAGCAGACCGTCGTAGCCGTTCGCGTCCGCGGACGAGTCGGCGGCCGGTGCCGCGGCCGTGCCGGTCACGAGGGACGTGAACACGACAGCCTGCCCGGCGGTGCCGGTGCCCTGCAACACCTCGGAACCGGCCGGTCCGATGTAGATGTTCGCGCCGAACGGCAGGTTCGCCGCGGGCAGGTTCACCGTGAGGGTGCTGGTGCTGCCGGTGGTGGCCTGGGTGACCGACGCGGTGGCGGCGGTCTCGCCGAACCCGGATCGGGCGGTGATGCGCACCGAGTACGTCGCGGCCGCGATCGTGCCGCCCGTGGTCGCGGTCGACAGCGTCGGCTGCGCCGGCTGCGTCATCGCACCCACGAAACCCGTCTTCGAGCCGCGGCCGTACAGCAGCGCCTTCTCCTCGCCGAGCAGGTGCGACCACAGCAGCGAGTGCTGCGACAGCTGCCGCACGTCCTCGAACCCGACACCGGCGAACTGGGCCTTGTACGTCACCATGTCCGACAGGGACATCTCGACGTAGGGGATGACCTTGTCGTCCGCCGCGTACTGGATCTTCTTGCCGCGGCGCAGGGTCAGCGACCCGAACGACGGCGTCCCGGAGTCCGACTCCGAGTTGAAGAACGGGCTGATGTCCGGGACACCGCCCAGACCGGCGTTCGTGACACCGTTGATGCGCTTGTACTCGCGCGCCGCGCCCTGTCCGCGGACCCGGGACAGCTCGTTCCGGATCGGCGTGAACTTCGGGTACATCTCCTTCGCCGGGGCCTCCAGGTCGTACGGCACCAGCTGCGTGGTGCCGCCAGGGCCCTGCGGCCCGGCGAACGTGATGTCCTTGCCGAGGTCGGCACGCATCTCGCCGAGGGTGGTCTGCAACTGCGCGGCAGCGTCGGCGTCGAGGCCCTTGGTGATGTCCGCGACCCGCTGCGCGAGGCTGTCGAAATTCCCGGCCTTGACGATGCCGACCCGCGGAGCGAACCCGTCCTTGCGGGAGTCGCCGCGCTCGATCGCTTTGGTGAGCAGGTTCTTGTACCGCTCGAACCGGTCGCCGACGTCCTTCGTGGTTTCGGCGTCGGCGAAAACGTCCTTCAGGACGGTGGTGGTGCTCATGGTCATGCTCCTTCGCTGGCCGGCGCGGCGGTGAGCTGCGCGGCCTTGTTCCGGTAGTAAGCGGCCATCTCCCGGTCGGTGACCGTGTTCGCGAGCCGCGTCAGCCGTGTGGCCTCGGTGGTCTTCGCGAGGTCTGCGGCCGCTGCGTCGGCGTCCGCGTGGCGGGTGATGGCGGGTCCTCCCGGGACGGGCGTGGCGAGCACCTTTGCCAGCTGCACCTCGAGCGACTTGATGCGCTCCTCTGAGGCAGAGATGACCTCTGTGACTGCGGCCTTCACCAGTTCGGCGAGGTTGTCCGGCCCGGTCGCCTTGGCGGCGTCGGGTTCCGGGGTCTTGGGTGCGTCGGGCTCGGCGTTCTTGGGCTGGTCCGGCTCGGCGGCGAGGGGGATGGTCACGAGGTTGTCGGCGCCAGTCGGCGCGGTGACGTCCTCTTCGGATTCGAGGCACATGAACCACTTCAGCGCGCGGACCACGCACAGCAGCTCGTCGATATCGCAGGCGTCGGACAGCTGCCCGGCGGCGAGGGACTGGGCCTCGGAGACGATGATCCGGCCGATGATCGCGATCGCTTCCTGCGCCGAGGCGATGTCCTCGTCGGGGCTGGCTTTCGCGAGGTCGACGCCGAGCGCCTTCACCGCGTCGACCACGGCGAGCGCCGGGTGGGGCGTGTCCGGCTCCTGCTCGACCGTCGCCGTATCGTCCGCGTCAGCGGCCTTGTCGGCACCGGCTTCGCGGTCGTCCTGGTGCTCGGCGTATTCCTCGACCTTGACGAGCATGTGGTCGCGGTCGAGGTCGACCGCTTTCACTGTGCTGCCCGGCTTCGCGGCCTTCGTGACGGTCAGCGTGCACGTCGGGTTGCACGGCCGGTCCACAAGGGACACCTCGACGATCTGGCCGCCGACGATCCGGCCGCCGGGCGCGGACTTGTCGGTGATCACCCGCGGGTTCTTGATCCCGATCGAATAGCCCTTCAGGACGTCGTTCTCGACCTTTTTCGCCGAGACCGGGTCGACGACCTTCGAGCGGAGCAGCCAGTTGTCGCCGTCCTGCGTGAGGTCGGTGCCGACACCGGCCGCGATCGCGGTGTGCTGCTCGCGGACGTTGCCCCACTCGAACCAGTCCGGCATGGCCGACTTCAGCCACGTCGGGTCGCAGATCTGGTCGTCGAGGTCGAGGGACGGGTTCGTTGCCGAGCCCTCGACGATCAGGTTCCCGTCGTCGTCGCGGTAGTGCTTGACGATCTCGGCGTACACCGTGGTGGTGCTCATGATTCCTCCAGGTCCGCCGCCGAGAGTCCGGCGGTGTCTACTTCGCTGATGTCCACGACCATCGGGGCCAATGCGCACCGGCAGTCCGGGTGCGCGGGGGGTTGATACGAGCCGGACGGGAACGGCTGGGACAGCGGGATCGCGCCGGCGTCTTCGTTGCCGGTGCAGTCCGGGCACACCCGTTCGTCTTCGGCGGTCATCCAGTACGCGGCTTCGATCCCGTTGCGCGCGTACCGGTTGAGGGTGGCCGACGACATGGCCCGGTTCAGTTCGGTGGTGGCGACCATCCGCGCCCACCGCGGATCGTCGAGCACCCGGGCGAGGTTCGCGGCGAGCGTGTCGGCGCTGTCGCCGTTCTCCACCGCGCGCGCCAGCTCCAGCGCGAGCGCGTCCATCCGATGAGCCGCGATCGAGGTGATCGTCACGTCGGCTTGCTCGAGCAAGGCTTGCAGCGACGTGTCCCCGGCGAGAAGGTCGAGTGCGGCTTCGGTGTCCCCCGGCGTCCACGATCCCCAGTCGGGTTCGACGTTGGCGAGCAGCGCGGCCGCGGACCGGTCCCCGATCAGGTAGCCGTCGGTGTAGACGTCCCGCAGCACGCCGCGGAGGGTCGCGGTGACCGTGACCCCGTTCTGCGCCAGCCAGGACTGTGCGTCGACCTGGCCGGGGTAGATCGGGGCTGCTTTCCGGGCATGCCGCCAGTCAGCTGCGATGGTCTGGGCGTCCACTGCCCTAGTCAAAGCCGCCGAAATGCGTTTCCCCCACAGCTTCGCGGCCGCCTGGTCGACCTTCCACCCTGGCCATTCCTTGGCCACCGGGCCTTTTGGGTCGACACCACCTGCCTTGATCGCGTCGACCTCGGCCGGGGTGTGGTGCTGCCACCGGAACTCCCGCGCCCGCGTGCCCTTCGCCGCGAACTTTCGGTACGCCGCCAGCTCCGCTTTCTTGGCCGCCTCGGTCCCGGCGGCGTTCGTCGGCGGTTTCTGCTGCGCCGGTTCGGGCTCGGCCGGGTTCGCATCCCCGTCCTGGTCCCCCGCGGCACCGGTTTCGTCGGCTTGGATCGCCGCGGTGTTCGGGTTCGGCGAGCCCGGCGGCGCCTGCGGCGGCGTGATGAACGTCCCCGCCGGCTCCAGGCTCGACGCGCCTTCGAGGAACACGAGGCCGCGCTGCGTGAACAGGGCGGGCATGTCCGCCTCGTCGAACTCGTAGCGCGGCAGGCCGAGCCGGTCGCGCCGCTCGTTCAGGGTGATGACGCCGCCGTTCAGGCGTCCCTGCTCGACGTCGTCCGCGGCGGCTTCGTCCTCGTCATCCAGGCCGAGGAAGTAGAACTCCAGTTCGTCAGGCGCGCCGAGCTGGGTGCGAGTGACGTCGGTGAGGAGCCGCTTCAACCATTTGATCAGGGACTGATCTTTGCGGTCCTGGACGTTTTCCTGGCCCTCGTGGAAACCCGACGACCCGAGCCCGTTCGTCTCGGTGAACCCGAGCTCCGGCAGCGTCGTGTCGAAGTGCGACGCGACGAGCTTGATCAGGTGCAGGTCGTAGTCCGGCTTGTACCGTTCGGCGACCCCGCCGCCTTCCCTGCTTGGCACGATCCCCGGCGGCAGGAAGTTCACATGCTGCCGCTGCGCGCTGTCGCCTGCGTGCAGGTCGTTGAAATACCGCTCCAGCTCCGCGACCTGCTGCGGCGACAACCCCGCGTCCGCCGCGACCTCGAACAGCGACGTCGGCATGCTGCCCGCGGTGTATTCGAGCGTCATCCACCGGTGCCGGTGCATGTACAGCTCACCGTCCGACAGGGCCTGCTCGACCGCGCTGTGCCCGTACGGGGTCCACACCCGCTGATTCCGCGGCTCGTAAATCAGCTGGTCGGACGGCATCAACGGTCCGGTGCCGCCGTCCGCGTCGACCTCCATGCTCAGGTCCCGCCGCGGGTAACCCCACAGGATCTGCTGGAACGCCGGGAACGGCGGCTGCGGCCGGCCGCCGCGCTCGTCGAGCAGCGGTTTGATCGTGGTGCCGTCGAGGATTTCCAGCGAGTGCAGGTCTCCGCCGTAGGTGTACACGGGGTAGATCGAGAGAGCGTCCCCGACGAACACTTCCTCGAGGAGAATCCGCAGCCACGCGTTCCAGCCGCGCCGGTTGCGACGGTCCGGCATCTGCCAGAACGCCTCGCAGCGTTCGATCGCGGCGGCGTTCTCGTCGCGGAGCTTCCGCTCCAGCTCGACCCGCGGCGTGCCGGGGTTGTCGCGTTCAGCGTTCTGGATCGCGGTTTTGGTGAGCCGCACGCCCCAGTCGAGCGCGCCGATCCGGTCCTGCCGGATCCCGATGCAACGCCGGAACAGCGGGATGAAGTCGGCGGCGTCGCGCAGCAGCTTCCACGGCAGCAGCCGGTTGTGCTTGCCCGGCAGGTTCCAGCCGACCGAGTATTCGAAGATCCGCGGCTCGGGGCGCCCCGTGTCCGGGCGGGGCGCGTCGATGCCGACCGGGATCGACGGCAGACCGGGCCCGAACGGGTTCTGGTACCAGATGTCCGGGCGCGGCAGCGCCTGCTGTTCGTAGCCGGGCTGGATCTGGCCGCGGCCTCGCTGCGTCATCGAGGCGACCGCGGTGGAGGCGTCGCGTGCGCCCTGCGCGGCGGTGGGGATGTTCGCCTTCGCCGCGTCGGGGATGCCGAGGCCGCCGCGACGGACGGTCTGCGGCGGTCGACGGCCTTGCTTGCGGCGCTTGCCCACCTCACACCCCCTTGCGTGCAGCCACGAACTGCTTCATCCAGTCGACGGAGTCGGCACCGCGCGGCGCGTAGTAGGCCAGGAGCAGGGCGTCGGCGTTGTCCGGGGACCGGCCGAGCCGGATCTTGGTTTCGTCCTTGGGTTCGACCACGATCCGGCCGGAGCTGTCGAGCGCGTATTTCGGTGCGGTCAGCTGCGTGAACAGCTTGTCCCGATAGGCGGTGTCCAGCGTCGAGAAGTCGATCGCCCGGTCCTCGGCAAGCTTGCGGCCGACTTCCCACCAGATCTGCGACCGGAGGTTCCGGTACTTCTCCGGCTGCGTCGAGGCTTCGGCGACGTTCACGCCGACGATCGATGCCGTGATCTTTCCTTCGCCGGCGAGCTCGCGGAGCCGGCCGACGATGCCCCAGCCGATGCCGATCACGTCGACTTTCACCGCGGTGGCACCGGTTTCCCGGATCGCCTCGACGATTTTCCCGACGGCCTGCATGCTGTCGCGGGTGCGGGTGGTCCAGACTCGGCCGGCGACCATGCCGCGGCGTTCCTGGATGACGGTTTCGTCGCCGCCGGCGCCGAGGTCTACGCCGAGTTCGACGGGCAACTGTTCGGCGTCGGTGTGCGGCGGCGGTTCGGGGTGGGTGCAGGCGCGGAGCGAGCTGTACCGGACCACGCCGTCGTCGGCGTCGTCGGGGAACTCGCCGAGGACTTTCGCGATGTACACCGGGGACTGCTCGCCGTATTCGGTCCGCATGTCTTCCACATAGGACGGTCCGACGAGCGCTTCGGAGACTTCCTGCGGCACCCATTCGCCGGTGAAGTTCGGGGTGTCGAACGCCGAGATGGTGATCGTGTTCCAGTCCTCTTTCCCGCACACCCGCCGGAACTCGCTGCCGGGGTCGTCGGGGTTGCCGATCGCGAGGATGCGGCAGTGTTCGCCGGTGGTGATCGCGCGGGCGGCGGTCCAGAAGTGCTTCACGATGCCGCACGCCTCGTCGAGGATCACGAGGACGTAGCGGGCGTGGATCCCTTGGAACGCGTGCGGGTTGTAGTCCGACGGTTTGCGGCCGAACGCGACCAGCTGCTTGCCGATCTTCCACTCGGTTTCGTTGACCCTGCCTCGGAACGGCTCTCCGCGGGCTTCCGCGACGCTGGCCGCGTTGTTGATCTCCGACCAGAGGATCGCCTTCACCTGGTCGCCGGTCGGCGCGGTGGTGACGACCCGCGCGGTACCGGCAGGGTGGGTTTCCATCCACCACGCGGCCGCGCGGCTGGCGACCCGCGACTTTCCCGGCCCGTGGCACGCTTTCACTGCCGTGTACCGGTTGTCCCGCACCGAGTTCAGGATCTCGACCTGTTTGGACCACAGATGCTCGCCGAGCCGTTCCCGGGTCCACAGCGCACCGTCCCGCGACAGGCGGCGCGCCTCGTTCGCCGCCCGCATCTGCGCGGTCGCCGAGGAAAACGCGGAGACGTCAGCCCGCGACCAGGCGGAGGTGGCGGTCGATGGCATCGGGTGCCGCCTCCCTCTGCTCCTCGGTCAGCCCAAGATCATCGAAGACCGCCGTCAGCAGCTCGACCAGCAGCGCGCCCTGCCGTTCCGCGAGCTCGACCTGCCGTTGCGCGAGCCCGGCCGCGACCGCCTTCGCCGCGAACCCGGCGCAGCGTTCCCGCTCCGCGGCTTCCAGCTGGGCGAGGCCGCGGATCTGCTCGCCGGTGGCGTAGATCCCGCCGGTTTTCGAGTCGTCGTAGGTGTAGCCGACCAGCGCGGCGACACCGCCGGTGTTGAAGATCCGTTCAAGATCCTTTTTCGCGGTCTGGACTTCGGCCCTGTCGCCGCCCTCGCCGCCGAACCCGTACTCGATCTCCGTGTCCGCGACCAGCTGCTCCGCGGCGTGCGCCTTCCGCAGCCGGTCCGCAGCGTCGTACGCCTCTTGCAGCAGCCGCCCGTACAGCTCGACCCGTGCCGCGGACTGCGACACCAGCCGCAGCAGCACCTCGGCCGGATCAGCGTGCGCGTCGCCGAGCCCCCACCGCATCACCTCGGCACGCACCTGCGCCCGCGCCTTCACCTGCGGCGCCCGGCCGCCGTGCGACTCGCACACCGTCGCGCCGTCGATCGCGTAGTTCTTGCAGGCACGGGTTTGGACGGTCCCGTTCTCGTCCCGCAGCATCTGCCCGTCGTCGCCCTTGAGCGGCACCCGCCCGGTGCACTTCGGGTTCGGGCCGTTGCCGGTCGACACGGTCAGCCGTGCCCGAGCGGGTTCGGCGCGGGAGCGGGAGCGGGAGCCGGACCGCGATCGGCGACCAGCGCCGGCGCGACCGCGGCCGCCAGGTCCACACGCTGGTAGTCGTCGCCGACGGTGGTGCCGTCCGGCTGGCGTGCCGGGTAGGACACGGCCTGCACGGTGTACATCTGGCCGGCGACCCGCACGGGCTGCCCGATCTGCAACGGCGCTTCTAGCTGCGCCGTCGCGATCTTCGTGCCGTTCACGAACGCCTGGACGCTCGCGAGCGGGGTGCCGACGCGCACGGAGACCACGGCGGCGAGGTCGGGGCCGGCGTCGCTGTAGGTCGAGAGAGTGAGTGTGCTGGCGGTGCCATCGGTGGTGTTCTCGACGGCGCGCAGCACGTGATGCATCGCGGGGTCCAACCCGGTGACGTCGACGAGGTGCCCGATCCACTCGCTGTGGCTGGTGGGCTGGAAAGTGCCGGGCTCGCCGGTGAGGCGGACGGTGTGCTCGATCATCGGCCGCCGCCGATCGGGGTCATCGGACGGCCGGCCTTGACGTAGGCGACCTGCGCGCGCACGAAACAGTCCTTCGCCTCCACCAGCTTGCGGAGTCCGGCGGACAGTTCGGGGCCGTCCGGCAGCGCGGCGACGAGCGCCTCGGCGAGGCGGCCGAACGGCGCGCTGATCTCCGCGAGGTGTTCCGGGAGGTGCGTGTGCTCGAACAGGGCTTCGAAGTGCTGGGTGCCTGGATGCCGTCCGCTCCAGACAGTGGGGGTGCTCATGCGGTTCCGTCCTTCCGCTGTCGGGTCTTGGTTTTCGCGGCTTTCAGCTGGCCGGTGAGTTCCATGAAGATGCGGCGGTTGCCGACGTCGAGCGCGCGGTCGATGCGGGAGAGCAGCCACCGGATCGAGGCCGGGTCGCTGCCCATCGCTATCGCCAGATTCCGTAGACCAGGTGCCCGATCAACCAGAGCAGCCACACGGTGAGCGTGACCCCGATGAGGTAGTGCAGCGCGGTCCAGTGCATGAAGTCCTGGCCGGGCAGGAACTGTTCCATCCGCCAGAAGTTCTCCGAGAGCGTGTTCTCGGGGTGGTGGGTGGCGAGCGCCCAGAACTCGGGGATCGCGAACGACACGAACATCGTGGACGCCCACACGATCCAGTAGACCGACATCGCCTTCATGGCGCACCTCCCCTGGGCATGAAAAAAGCCCGAACCAGTGGTCCGGGCTCCGGAGACAGTGCTCCAACGTGATCGAATATACGTTCGCCCCTGGTCAGCGTCAACGAGGGGGCAGTTTCCGGCGCGGCGCGCTAGTGGCTGGGGCAGAAACAGAAGCTTCCCCCGCAGCTGTAGCACTGGGGCTTGCCGCGGCACCGTCCACAGTCACAGTCGACGGGTTCGGTGTGGTAGCGGACCTTGTCTGGGTCGGTGCTGTCGTACGGCATGCGGCAGCGGTCGCACGTGACCTCGACGGGACTGGCTTCGTTCAAGATCGTTCTCCCTGCGGGTCGTTGCCTGTCCCGGCTCGGGTGGCCGGGGTGGGGAGTTTCGCAGTCGGGTCGCCGGTGTACCAGCGGAGGAACGCGTTGATCACGCCTGCGCGGGTGGTGCCTTGCACGGTGGCGATCTGGCCGGCGCGGTCCCAGAGGTCTCCGTCGACGCGGACGGTTTTGTTGAAGGTGGCTGGCTGGTTGGGCATGCCCTGAGGCTAGCACGGGTGCACTGGCACCCGCAAATCCGAGTTCCCGAAAAGAATCTTGATTTATGTATTGTAGGTGCCATTGCACCCGTGCTATAGTTATTACATCAGCAAGAGAGAGAAACCCCGGAGGACAAAATGAACGAGATCACCTACCCCCTCACCGCAGACTTCGCCGCCGCCATCGGACGCACCGCCGACACCGACCTCCGCATCGCCCGCAACCCCCGCCAGGACCAGGACATCCGGGACCGCTCCGCCGCCGCCCACCAGCACTGGATGGACGTCCTCCACACCGACGCCAGCCTCGAATACCCCAGCGCCTGACAGGAACGCCCCCGGCTCCGGCCGGGGGCACCCCCACCCCCCCACCATCCATACCAGACAGGAGACCGGCCGATGCTGATCACCAACAACGACCTCCCGGCGCTCACCGTCGCCGCACTGAACCGGGCCTACGAAGACCTCGCCCTCCGGCTGGCCGACTACGACGGCGTGCACGGCGACCGCCTGAGCGCCCGCCTGGTGGCCATCGTCGATGAACTGCACACCCGCGCGGGCCGTGAGAACATCGCCCGCTCGATGATCACCGACGACTTGCAGGACATGCTGCCGGACTTCGAGGAAGTTGCCGCGGTGTGCGGCATCCGACCCGCACGCGCCCGGATGAACCGGCAGCTCGTGGTCGACGAGTTGCGCCGCCGCGGGGTCGATGCCTGACCTCTACTGCTGAGCCGAAACACCGCGCCCGTCCTCCGCGCGGTGTCGCCGGGATCGTGACCGGCCTGACGATGGCTCCCAAGGATGTGATGATCTTGAACGGACCGACTCCGGAAACCAGCATCGAAGTCCCGGTGATCTTCGTGGACGGCCGGTGGCAGGTCGACCAGCGCGCGTTCGGCGAACCGCTGTTCGCCGTGTGCGAGCCGTACCTCGACGACCCGACTACACCGGGCGGTGACGCGATGCTCGCCCGGGCGCGGGAGGTGCCGCTGCCGGACGGCGCGGAGCTGGGTGAGCTGCTGCGCACCGCCGAGCGTTGATCTTGGCCCCGCTCAGTACGAGCGGGGCCAAGTCGTCATTCTTCCCACCCGGCTTCGCATCCGCAGGGTCATTTGTCGGCAGCGGCGTCGCGCAGCCGCCGCATGATCGCGTCGCGCCGCTGCCGAGAGTCGGCGTCGCGCCCCTCCAGGCGCCGGAGGATCGCGGCCCGGTACGCGTCGGGGTCGTCGACCCACCCGGGCTCGCCCAAACCGCCGTCCGCGGCCGCTGTGGTGGCGTTGCGGCGGGTCATCTGGGCGGCTTCGGCGAGCTGGTCGCCGGTCGCGCCGGCGAGCTTAGCGATGGCGATGCGATGGTTGCGTTCCTCGCGCAGCGTCTCGACGAGCTGCTCGGCGAGGGCGAGCAGGTCCGCGACGGCGCGGACGTCGTCGAGTTCGGGCGGGGGTGGTGTGGGTTTGCGCGGCATGGTTCCTCGTCTATCCTGGTCGGTGGAGTTCTTCTCTCGGGGCCCCGGCGCTGTGCTAGAGCGTCGGGGCCCTTCTACGCCGAGGGGGTTCCGGCGGGACGCCCGGGGGCGGCGGTGTCGCCGCCCCCGGGGTTGTTCATCCGATGATCGATCCGAGGTGCTTGGCGTCGAGTCGTCCTCGGACGACGCGGACGCTGCAGCCGAACTTGAACCGCGTGTCGGCCCGGTTGTTCACGCCTCGCCAGTTGTACCGGTCAGACACCGTCGTCGCGCGTGCGCGGATGGTTTCCGCTGTCCACTGCTCGAACTCGGCGTTGTCCTGCACGTGGGCTTGGACGGTGATGGTTTGCCCGGAGACTGCGATCACGAGGATCACGGTCGAGGGCATCCGGCCTTCGTGCTGGTCGACCTTGAGGTCACTCAAGATCCGTCCAGCGACGCGGTACAGGTCCTCGCCAGCACTTTCGTGGTAGCGGACCCCGTAGAACCGGTCATCGGCGAACTTGTCGTCCATCCGGAGTTCCTTCCTCTCTGTAGTTTTCCCCGGGGGCGGTGCTAGCGCCCGGTTCCGGGGGTCCCGTTCGGGACTCCTTAATTATGCACCCTCACTTCCCACTATCGCAAGGGGATAGTGGGAACTCGGGGGACTTTTTTCAGGAGTCGCCGCGTGCCAACGCTTCCGCACGCTCCACCGCCAGCTCACGCGCCCGATCCCCGGTCACCGCGAACGCCTCGACGAAAAACACCGGACGACCATGCACCGCGGCCTCCAGCGCCGCCGCCTGCTCGTCGACCACCACCCGCTCTCCGGGCATGTCCGCAGAGCCCAGCACCAGCCGCGCAGCGCCCTTCAGCGGCGCCGGATCCTCCGGCACGCTCACCTCGCCGTCCCGCACCACCGCACGGCACCGGAACACCTGCGCCACCAACCCCACGCCGGGCGGAACCATCGGAACCGGCGCGACGAAATGGCCGGCACCGAGGTCACGCGCGATCCGCGCAGCCTCGGCATGGTCGAACCACGCGCCGACAGGCTCCGGCACGTCGCCGAGGGTGCGCAGCACGATGAACACCTGGTCTGTCATGGCTGTCATCCTGCCTGGTCGAAGGTGAGGTCACCACGCCGCTTGACGTAGCTTGCGAACACCTCGGCGCGCAGCAGCAACGGCCGACCGCGGGTGCCGGTCTTGTCCCAGCCGTCCTCGCTCGCCCACCTGCGGAGCGTGCCGACCGGGACGTTGAACTGGGCGGCGAGGGTGCCGTAGTCGGCGCGGGCGTCGCCGAGCTCGTGCCAGCGGTCGCGGGTCCATTCGGTGCCGCAGTTCCGGCAAACGATCTTGGTCGCGCCGGGCCGGACCCGCAGCGACGCACCGCACGCGAGGTCGATCGGGATCCCGAGCGCCTCCCCCGCCACCACGATCGTCGGGCACTTCCCGACACGCGTGACCCGGTCGAGTTCGCCGCGGACTTGCCGCAGAGCCTGCGTCACCGACCGCATCGCCTCGGCGAACCACGGCACCTCCGGGCTGGCCATGATCCAGTCCCAGTTGAACCGCAGCGTGTCCAGCTCACGCGTCATGGTGATGCGCCCGGCCGGGACGGTCGCGAGCATCTGCGCCGGGGCCACGTCGATCGACCGTTCGGCGCGCACCCACCGTGCCCACGACTCGACCACCGCGAGCGCGCTGTCGTCCCGGCTGCGCGGATCCGTGTGGGCGAGGATCGCGTCGACCGCCGGCGACCGCGGACCGGGTACCCGGCGGGCACCGTCGCCGCCGCGGCCGCCGGGGATGAGCTCGTCGAGCTCGGTGACGGCGCGGTAGGTGAGCGCGAGCCGGGACAGGACGCCGCGGAGGTTTTCGCTGCATGGCGGGCAGACGAGGGTGCCGGGTGCGGCGCGGCGCGGGCAGGGCCGGTCGCCGTCGCGGGTGTGGACGGGGAGCACACAGGCGCGGGGCTGGTTCAAGCTGCCCTCCGGATGAGTGCGTTCCACAGGCGACGGTGGAACGGCGGCTTCGGTGTGGGCTCGACGGCGACCTTGTCGATCTTGGTGAGGGCGTGCTCGCGGATCCTGTCCCACTCGGCGTCGAGTCTGGCCGTATCCCCTCCGGTGAGCAGCCGCGCGATGATGTCCGGCAGATCCGGTTCCGGATCTTCAACCGGGCGTTCATTTTCTGCCGGGGTTTCAACGCTTTCGGGCTCTGGCGTTGATTCCGGCGTGGATGCGGCGACCGGCTCGGGCTCGTCGTCGACGGGCTGCTCAAGCTTGAAGCGTCCCTCTTGGTACGGCCCGGTGTAGGCGGGTGCGTGCAGTCGTTTCGGGCCGATGCCGGGCTGCCAGTGGGCGACGCACTGGTCGTAGCCGACGATCGCCCACGAGGTGCAGCGCGTGCCGTCGTCTTCGATCTTGTCGCACAGTGGCCTGCTCATTGCTTCCTCCTCGGTGGCGGGTCTTTCTCGTCGATCAGGTCGTTGAGGGCTTCGAGGATTTCCTCGTCGGTGTGCGGGTCATCCGGGTCAGCCATCGGTGGCCCCCAACGCGGTCGTGATTGCCTGGACGGTCTGGCACGGATACAAGTCGCAGCAGTCGTTGCACTTGATGTCGACCGTCTGGTCCCATCCGTGCTCGATCTCGATCGGCTTGTGGAGGTCGAGCACGGCGCGCAGCGCGGCGAACGCTTTCGGGGCTTCGTGCTCCCGATCGTCGAGCAGATCGCCGCGATAGAAGTCGGTCTCACTGGCGTAGGTGTCGATGAGTTCGCGCGGGTCAGTCATCGTCGTCCTCTTGTTTCGGCGGTGCCGGCGGTTTCGGTTTGCGTTTCTGGCCGGTGCCGAAGCAGCTGGTGCACGGTGACGGCCGTCCCCGTTTCGGGGTGGGGAGCTTCCCTTGCCCGTTGCACACGGTGCAGGTCTCGTATTCGTCGCTCACGGTTCCTCGGTGATTTTGATGGTGAGCCAGAGCCGCCGTTTCCCGGGTCCGTTGTGGATGGCGGGCGCCCACCAGGTCAGGTGCTCGGGGGTGTCTTTCGGGATGAGCTTCGCGTCGACGAGCCCGTCGACGGCCGGTTTCTGGGTGGCGACGAGGTTGTCTTCGTCGCGGCCGCGGTTGTCGCCGGTGGCGTAGTGCAGTTGCACGCTGATGTGGTTGTGGCGGCCGAGTTTGAGTTTTCTTGCCTCCCAGCCGACGGCTTCGCGGACGACTTGCTTGCGTCGTGCCACTTCCCGCCAGTGCAGCCGCTGGTTCATCGTCAGCGGCGCTTTCCCTTTGTGCAGCGGCACGTCGATTTCGACGGGGTCAGTCACCAGCAACCACCTCGGGGTAGGTGGGTTGCCAGCCGTCGAGGTCGTGGGGGCCGAACGGGACGAGCCGATCACCGACCCAGCGGCCGGACCGGTCGGGCGGGGTGACGGCGGGGTCTTCGCGGGACGCTGCGAGGTCGACGGTGATCGTTGCCTTGCCGCGGAGCGCGTCGAGCACCGTCTGTGCCCGTGCCGGGTCTTGGACGGCGAGCAGCTGGACGAGGCCGGGGATGACATCGAGGTTGCGTTCCCTCACCGCGCAGGCGATGCCGTGCTCGATCTGGTCAGGTGTGAACTCGTGGTCAGCCACGGTCGGCCTCCTGCGCCTGGCGCTCGACGGGCTGTCCGTGGGCGTGGTTGCGGAGGAAGTACTGGATTGGTGCCGCCGATTCCCGGTTCGTCCAGCCGCCGGAGACGCTGAGCTTGTGGTAGGTGCACCACAGTTCGATCAGTTCGCCAGCACCGGCGATCTCGATGTGGTCGGGCACGGTCCAGCCGAGCAGCGTGCGCGGGGCTGGACTCCCAGTCTGGGGCGAACTGGGAGTTCGCTGGGAGTTCGTCTCGCCGGCCGGTTCCTCGCTGGCGCGCCATGAGGTTGATCCGTGGCCGCAGCCGTGCGTCCAATGCGGTCCAGTGTGGCCGGTCGGGTTCTGGCAGCGGGCCGTGTCGTCGGACGGCAGCGGCTCGCCGCACATGTCCTGCGCCGGTTCCTCGCGGTCCGTGACGGGCTCGACGATCGCATCGATCTTCTCGATGACCTCGATCGGCTGCAGCTTGTTCTCCAGCTGACCGAAGTCGAGGATCACCTCGCGCACCTGGTCGAGCTTCGCCGCCGCCGATGGTTCGCCGCGTCCCGCGCGGTCCTCGAACACATTCCGGATGCCGTCCAACGCCTTCACCGCACGGGTGCGCACCTCGTCCGGGTTGCAGCGGCCAAGGCTGAGCATGAACGCATGGAAACCGGCGGCCAAGGTCCCGGATGTGGTCGAGCTTCGACAGGGCCGCGGAACGCTCGCGCTCGGCAGCGACGACGCGTCGAGCCTGGTCGTTCTCCGCCAGCGTCCACTCTTCGAGTTGCGCCTCAGCGGTCTCGGCGCGGTGGCTGTCTTTCCCGGCCTGCACGATGATCCGGGCCATTGCACCCAAGGTTGCGGCGTCCATCGAGGTGTTCCGCTTCGTGCCGCTCGTGATGTCCTCGGCCGCCTTTCCTGCGAGAGACGCCGCCGACCATGAGCGGTGGCAGTCGTTGTAGAGCGGACCGAGCGCGAGCACCACCTGATCGCACTGCCGCGACGCTTCGCGGTTGAGCCACTCGTCCGCTGCCGCGAGCGACTCAGCCACGGTTTCCTGGCTCGCGTTCGGCCGCTCGCTGGCGGGCTCCAGCTCGACCCGCTCGTACCAGATGCCGTCCAACTCCCGGAGTTCCCCGGCGACCATGCGGCGTTCGATTTCCGCACCCTGCTCGTAGTCGCTGAGCCCCGGCAGCCCGGACAGGACATCCATCCAGCGCGCCCGCTCGGACGGGTCCATTGCGCCCAGCTGGCTGGCCCTCTCGCTGGCGTTCTCGCCGTCCGGGGTTTCACGGGTGGGCGGGCCCGACGGGTCGCCGCTGAAGTGATCTCGGATCTGTTCGATGGCTTCGAGCATTTTGGCGAGGGTTTGGGGGTCGATGAGCGGCGTGGCTTGTTTTGCCCAGTCGGGCAGTTGGCGGTTCATCGGGTGTTCTCCTCGTGGGGGCCGAAGGTTTTGCGGCGGAGTTCGTCTCGGCGGAGGTGGGGTTTGCAGTTGAGGCAGGGTTTGGCGGGGATGGCGTCGCGGTCGATCCAGCCGGTGCCGTCGCAGCGTGGGTCGTGGGTGGGGATGGCCGGCCATTCGTCGGTGACCTCGAGGATTTCTTCGCCGGTGCGGTCGAGGGTCATCACGGCCACCGCGCGAGGAGGCGTCTGCGTTGGGCGTTGGTGAGTCGGACGGCGCGGTCGTAGACGGCGGTGATGCGGGCTGCGGGGGCCATCCAGGTGTCGAAGGGGTCTTCGGTGGAGGGTTCGAGGGGGCCGATGGGTTCGACGCGGTAGAGGTCGCCGTAGAGGGCCATGGATGCGTAGAAGCGGGCGTATTCGCGGTCGGTGGTGAGGTAGACGCGGTCGGGTCGGCCGGTGGCGGGGTCGATGGCGTGGCCGTTGATGAGGGTTGTTTGGCCGTCGGCGCGGGCTTGGCAGATGAGGCAGTCGGGGACGGTGCGGGTGTGTCCGGGTTGGACGAGGTCGCCGGGGCGGAGTCCGGGGTTTCCGCCGTGCCAGTAGCGGGTCATGGTTCCTCCGTGGCGGGGAGTCCGCGGCGGCAGAGGGGGCAGGTGGGTGTGCCGGTGGCGTCGCGGTGGGCGGGGAGGCCGTGTGCGCAGTTCCTCGGCCGGAGTTCGATCGGGTTCGGGTCGGGTTCGCGCGCGGTCTGTGGTTGCGTTGGGTCGGGACTACAAGGTTGGTCGCTTTTAGGTGGTTGGTGTTCTTGATCTGGTAGTCGCTCGGAGCTGCGAGCGGTCAATCCGTCGTAGCGAGCGGTCAATCGGTCGGTAACAGTGTTTTCCGAGCGGTCAATCGGTTCGTGCGCCTCGGATTGGCCGCTCTCCTGGGCGAGCGCTGAAACCGAGTTGTCCACAGGGGACTGTCCACAATCACCGCTCTCTATGGCGAGCGGAGTTTCCGGGTTGTCCACAGGGGACGGTTCCGATTGGGCGCTCTCCTGGGCGAGCGGTTCAGCGTTCGTTTCAGCGCTCTCCCTAGGGAGCGGTGCGGCGTCCGATTGACCGCTCGCCATCGGGAGCGGTGCAACCTCGGACGGCGGCAGAAGAACGAGACCGTCCACATCGGCCGGGAGCGTCAGCCGGTACTCGGTCGCCTTGCCGTGCCCCGCGCGGCCGCCGCCCCGCGACACCTGCTCGATCAGACCCGACTCCCGCAGCGCCGCCAGCAACCGGCGCACCGTGCTCTCCCCCTGCCCCGTAACCGCGGCGAGAGCGTTCACCCCGGGCCGGACACGGCTGCCGTCCTTGTCGGCGTACGTGGCGAGCGTGAGCGCGACGAGCTTCAACCGCATCGGCAGCCCGAGACGGCGCACAACGCGTTCCCACTCGAACCGGTCGCACGGCTCCAGCCCAGTCGCCATCGTGGTCAAGCTGCGCCCTCCCCGTCTTCCTTGTGCTGCTTCAAGGTGCGGGTCTTGCGGACGCGGTTGCGCTGGTATTCGCGCTCCAGGCTGATGATCGACGGGGACCGTTCCCCGCGGCCGTAGGCGGCGTGGGCTTCCTTGATGCGCCTGTCCTTGTCGGCCATGAGCGCGATCGCGATCAGCACCTGCACGAACAACTCGGGGTCTTCGCGCACCCAAGGGGTGAGGATGTCGGCGACGTGTATCGCATCGGTGTTCTCGGCAAGCTGGATGATGACGCGGGCTCGTTCGGCGATGTGTTCGGGAACGTCGCGCAGGTGTTCGGTCACCAGTCACCTCCTCGGTGGGGTTGAGGGATGGCGGCCCGGCCGGATCGGGACCGGCCGGGCCACCGGGTCAGGACTGCGGGACGGTCGACGCGGGCGGCGTGCCGAGCAGCACCGGCACGTCGTGCGTCTCGGTGAGCTGGTCGGCGATGCCGTTGCGGATCTGCGCGAACGCCTCGCGCTTCACCAGGTCCGGCCGCTGGAGCACGAAGCCCATCTGAAGCCGGCCGCCGTCGATGCTGTAGCGGAGCCGGGCCCGGACATCCACCGGCGGGTAGCCGAGGAACGGCGTCAGCCGGACGACGAGCTCGCGCGGAACGGCGACCTGCCCGGCCGTCGTCTTGGTCGCGGTCTCCTCGTTGTAAGTGAGCTGCACGTCGCCGGTGTCGAGGTTGACTGCCTCGTGGAACTCGGCTTTCTTGTGCGCGCGGAAGTGGGTGGCGACCTCCAGCAGCGTCGCGCCGTCCGGCTCGACGAACGCCGAGGCGTTGTCCGAAAGGAACTCGGCGAAGTCCAGCTGGCTGAGGTACTTCCGGTCAACGGCGAGGAACCTCGACCAGTCCGGGTCGGTCTGCAGCTGCAGCACCGCGGTATGGTCCCGCCAGCCGGCCACCGGCTCGTCTTCGCCGCCGCCGTTTTCCTGGTGGTCGTTGAACACCGCGGTGAAGCGGGCACGGTCCTCTTCGCCGAACACGGTGGTTCCGGCGTTGCAGAGCCGTTCCGTATAGATGGTGAAGTCGCCCGGGTCGTGCAGGGTGACGGTGCCGCGCGCCCGGGTCGGTTCGGGCAGCCACTTCTCCAGGTTGACGGTTTCGAGCCGCTCGTCCTGGCGGGCGGTGCGTGCGAGGATCGGGCCGTCCTGCACGACGTTGTAGGACGCGAGCGCGGCGTCGTTCGCCTCGACGCGGCGGGAAAGATCGGCGATCAGTGCGCCGGTCGGAGTGTCGGTGTCGTATTCCACGACGGGTTTCTCCTTGCAGTGGTTGGGAAAAGGGGACGGTCAGTACAGGGATGCCTGGTTGGGGTCGTCGCGGACGAGCCTGCCCTCGTCGGTGGCGTAGAAGATCGACGCCGGGGCCTCGAACTTCGGTTTGGTCGAGGCGACCGCGGCGGTGACGAGCACCGCGCCGTCGACGCCGTGCTGCGGCTTCACCTGAAGCGTGAGGGTCAGCTTCCCGGGCTTCAGGGTCGTGGTCACCGCGGTGACGAGCTCGGCGAGCTGCGTCGACAGCTCCGCGTGGGTCTTGCCTTTCGCGAGGTTGAGCAGCGTGGCCGCGAAGTCCGGTGCTTCGGTCTGCTTGTCCTCGGCGGATTTGGTCGTCGTCACTCGTTTTCCTTTCGTGGTGGGGAAATTGGCGTGTCGGCGGGGTCGTGGTCCTCGGGCGGCGCGGCCCCGCCGACAAATCAGGGGGCAGGCCAGGTGACGGTGACGTCTACCTGGGCACGGTCGATGAGGGCTTCGAGGACGTACAGGTCGTCGTCGCGCAGGTGTTCAGCCGAGTGGGCCTCGAAGGCGCGGATGTTGGCGGTTTCGCGGGCGTGGTCGGCGATGAGTCCGCGGGCGATGTCCCGGAGCGTGTCGATGGGCTCTTCGGTGACGATCTCGTGCAGCGGTGCCCGTTCGACGACGTCGTTCCAGTCGAGCGTGTCGTCGCCGTTGAGGGAGTAGCGGCCACCGGCGAGACGCTCGACGATCTCGCCGTCGTGGGTGCGCAGGAACAGCACGTCCGACGGCTCGGGGGCGTCTACGTCGAAAACGCGAGGCTGGGTGGTCACGATGTCCTCCATGGACAGTTGAGTGGGGCCGGCCGGATGCGCGCCGGTCGGAATGCGTGGTGCGGGAGGGTTGTTGCGCCGCCAGCAGACCGGACCCATGCCGCGCCGTCTCGACTCCTCGCTCGTGAGGGGCCGGTTGCACGTCGGGACCTGGCAGCGATCGGTCACGCCGACCTCCGAAGGTCGTCGTCGACCGCGTCCATCCGGACGCCGGCAGGACGCGCGGCCGGGTTGTCGATCTTGTCGTCGTCCCACGCCAGCGGCGGAACCCAGCCGTGCCGCTGCGCGTAACGCCTGGACTTCCGCGCGAGCGCGTCGTCTGCGGGGGGCTTGTCCCACAGATCGTCGTAAAGCTGCACCACCGCGCGACGGCGCGCGGCCGTGATGTTCGGCTGCCCGTGGATCAGCGGCCAGAAGTTGTTGGGGGTCAAGCCGAGGAGTTCGGCCAGCTGGGTTTGCGTCCAGCCGATCGCGACGAGCGCGCAGAGCCTGCGCCTGGTGCCCGTTGCGTCGACGATCGCGTGCGCAGCCATTCCCTCGGCGTTGATCTCGACGGCGAGAATCTTCTCCGCGGTGGCCGCGCGGACCCGTTTCGACGGTGCACGACTCGTCTGCCCGTAGAGCAGCTTGCTCACGACGGACGTCGAGAGGCCGGCGAGTTCGGCGGCGCGGCGCCAGCCGATCCCGGCGTCGCCGAGCGCGCGCAGGTGCGCGCAAGCGGGCTCGGCGTCGACATAGGCCGCGCGGCCGTAGCCGCGCTGCCGTTTCCGGTCGCGCTGGTAGGCGTTGTTCGCCTCCCGGCAGACGTCACACGGACAGTGCTCCCGTACGTATTTCGCGCGCCCGTGCGGACGCTCCGCGCGCGTCACCGGATCCACCCGGCCAACGCGTCACGGGCACGGACGCGGGTCGCGGCGTGCAGGGTGCAATACCGGTGCTCGTAGCCGGCGATCTCCCAGCGGCCGGGTTCCTCGCACGCGGGCCACGCCGGTTGCGGGATCCCGCCGCCGCAGACCGCGCCGACGAGCGTCGACGACCGGGTGAGCGAGCTGTCCTCGCACACCCGGCGGTCGGCAGACGGCGCGGCCCGCGGAATGGCAAGGCGGACGGTCACCGAGTCGCGCCTTCCTGCGCGGGCAGCGCGAGGTCCGGGTCGTCCGGCAAGGTCGGGTCATCGTCGGCGTCGAAGTCCTCGGCCTCCAGCTCTTCCGGCTTCGTCTCCGGTTCCTCGGCGACCGGCGGGGTCGACGGGGCCTCGGGGTTCGTCAGGGCAGCAACCTCGGCCTTGATGACCTTTCGCCGCTCCGGCGTGGCAGTCCGCCACTCCAGCTTGTACTCGGCGACGCGGTCCTCGACCGTCTCGACGAGCGGCTGCACCACGAAGATCGCGGACTTGCCGCGCGTCACCAGCAACGGCACCTGCCGCTTCTTGTCGATGTGGCTGAGGTGGCTGATGCGGGTGCCGCCGACGGCCTGGCCGCCGAACTTGACGTCGGGGTCGCAGTAGAGGCGAACACGGCGACCCACGTACTTGGACCCGTCGGCACCCCAGCACGCGACGAGCACGCGCCGCATGGACTTCCCGGGACGCCAGACGCGAGGGAACTCGACCAGCTTGATGTTGACGGGCTGCTCGGCATTGCCCGCGCCGATCGCGTCGATGGTAAAGGTGCGCGGGCCGCCGAGAAGGTCGACCGCGTCGAGCTGGTCGCTCGTGGGTGCAATGCTGTCGGTGAGGTCCATCAGATCGTCAACTCCATGAAGTCGGGAGTCCGCTCGGTCGCGGGAAGTCCTTCGGTTTTGGCCAGGTAGTCCGCGGTCATTTCCGCTGCCGTGGCCTCGAACTGCTCGGCTGCGGCGATGATCGCCTTGTGCCACAACGGGTCCGGGTACACGCGCTTGTGCCACATCGGCATTCCGCCGGAGAACGAGATGAAGTCGAGCCACTCACGCCCGGAGACGAGCAGCCCGGCTTGGCATTGCGCCATGTACTCGGCGGGCACCTCGTCGTCGAGGATCGTGCGCAGGTGCAGCTTGGAGCGGCGCGATTTCACCTCGATCAGGCCGACTTCGCCGACGAGACCGTCGGGCGAGTAGCCGATCTGCCAAGCGGTTTCCTTGCGCAGAAGGAAACCGACCTCGCGGACGGGGCGCTTGTAGAATTCGGCGTACAGGTCGCGTGCCCGCAGTTCGTCCTCGACGCCGCGGAGCATGTCGTCCCCGATGTAGGTGGGGTCGGTGTAGCCGGTGATGCGTTCGGCGACGAGCTGCGCGACGATGCTGCGGCTCTTGTCGTTGGCAGCGATCTTCATTGTTTTCGGCGTGACGAGCTGGCCGACGACGGACGCTGTGACGATTCCCCGGCGCTGTTCGTGCCATTCGTCGGAGCCCTGGATCACGTCCGGGAATTCGGTGAGGCTCACGAGGTCACCTCGTGCGTCATCGGCGTGTTCGACCAGTACTCGATCTCGTCCCGCTGCTCCTCGGTCAGGAACGGGCGGTCGTCGAGCAGCTCCGGGTCGGTGATCTTCGCCAGCTGGGTGCGGGTGATGGCGACCGGTTGTGCCGGACGGCCAAACTCCTCCGCCAACGCGTCGCGCTCGGCGCTGGGGACGACCAAGACTTTCAGTTTCGCGGCAATGTCCGTCCCGGGCAGGAATCCGACAGCGTGCAGGTGGTAGTACTCGCTCTTGTGCACGGTCATCTCGACATCGCCGCCGAGCGTGTCGGCCCACCGCAGGAACGTCGCGATCTCGTGCTCTTCGCTGTGGCCATGGAAGTCCACGCCGTCCGTGCGGAACTCCACCGCCAGCAACTCGGGCACGTCGAACTTCTCGATGTAGTACGCGACCGCGCACAGGCGGGCAGTGGTGTCGTTCATCGGGTCGCCTCCGGGGCGGAAGAATTGTTGGCGGGAGCGGGTTTCTGCTCGTTGTCGTCGACCTGCTCGGCAGGCGTCGGCCGCGGGGCCTCGACCTCGACGACGTTCTCGATCCAGCGCGCGCCGTCGCGCAGCTTGCGGACGATCCCCATCACGCACCCCCGGACAGGCGCGGGTCGTCCGCGGTCGGTTTCGGGTCGTTGGCGCGCGCGAAGATCGCCTTCGCTTCGCGCGCGAACGCACGGTCGCGGTCAGCGCTTTCCTTGTTCTGCGCCTTGTTCCTCGGCACCGGGTTGTTCTTCGCCTGCTTCGGCATCAGAACCACCGATTCCAGGGCTTCCACGAGCCGTCGCGCTCCAGGTGCTCGACCGTGATGTCCCGGTCGTCCACCGACTCGCGCTCAGCCCGGGCGATCAGACCCTCACGGCCATCCCGACCGAACGTGCAGTGCTGGCAGCCCTCCACGTCCTCCGTGAGGACGCCGTCGGCCGGGAACGGGCCGGGATGCGGGTAGACGCGCCACCGAACCCAGTGGCCCTCTTCCTCGCACTGGTGGCACGGCTCCAGGCCGATCTCGTGCGCCTGCTCGTACTCGCGGCGACCCGACGGGGTCTCGATCAACGGAGTGATGACCGGCGGCCCACCCATCACGACGTGCTCACGGGCGGCGGTCATGACAGCGCCCCCAGCGTCTTCTCGAAACGCTCGTTGATCACGTCGGAGTCGAGGCCGTAGGAGCCCTCGGTCACCCCGAACAGGTAGGCCAGCTCGAAGCCCAACGCGCGTGCCGCCGTGTAACGGTCGTCGCCGAAACTGCGGATGTGCTCCAGCTCGCGGGAGAACGCCGTCTCCAGGTGCGCGTGCACCAGCTCGATCACCGTCAGCGGGTTCTTGATCTGGCTCATCGGGCCACCGCCCACACGCCGCCCACGACCAGGACGACCGCGACCGACAGCAGCAGCGCCGACACACGGGCCCTGGTGAGGTTCCGGTGCACCCACCCGCGCAGGGACACCGGCGCGGCGATCGCCTCCAGTTCTGCCGTGTGCTCGACCGCTGCCTCCGCGAACGAGTCGACGAACTCTTCGGCCGCGCGGTGACGACCCGACGGCGTGGCCGCGAGCACCCGGCGCTGCAAGTCCTCCCGCGTCGCGTCGACGTGCGCCAGCTCGACGACGAGCGCCCGGCCCGCAGCGGTCAGGCTCTCGCCGTGCTGCGGGTCCCAGCTCAAAAGCCCGACCCGCTCCAGGTCCCGCAACGCCTGCGTGTCGTAGATCTGCTCCGACGCGCGCTCGGGGGTGTCGCAGTCCAGCGCGAGCAGCGTCTCCAGCGCCGCACGCTGAGGCGCGGGAAGATCCGTGAGATACTTGCTGTCGATCATGAGGGCTATCTCCTCTTGGTCACGCCCGCCCCCGGCCCGGGGCGGGCACCTTTTTGTTGTGGGTCAAGCGGCCTTGCGCTTGCGCCGGGATTCGGCAGACTTCGCGGCGAGCCCGAGGAAGTACGCCTTCTTCGCGCTCTCGGCGCGCTTCGCGCGCTCGGCCGGGGCGAGGACCCCGTCCGGGTCGACCTGCTTCTCGAACCGGTCGAGGAACGCGCGGGTCCCGGGCGCAGTGCGCGCGGTGCGGTCCTCAGTGAGGGCCCAGCTCGTGTGCGACGCGATGCGCGCCGCCAGCTGCCGCTGCTCCGGGGTGCTCATGCCGCCGCGCCGTTCGGGATTCGCCGCGGGCCCTTGGACGGTTCGCGGTCCTGTCGTTTCGGCGGGGCAGTCGGTTCCCGCTTGGGCTGCTTCGGCGGGTCGTCGGGGACGGTGCCGTCGAGTTCGCCCGGCTCGGTAGGGACGCCGAGGTCGGTGAGTGCGGCGGCGATGCGCACAGTGCCTTCGGGGGAGGCGGGCCGGGTGCCGTTCTCGATGCTGATCATCGCGGCCCGGCTGTAGCCGGCCAGCTTGGCGAACGCGCCGGACTTGACGCCGGTGCGCTGCCTGCGGGCTCGGACTCCAGTGAGGATGGCCATGTATGCAGATTACGCAGTTTGCGCACAGAGTCAAGCATGAAGTGCGTATAGCGGGCCGGTTGACTGCGTGTAGTCGCATGAATTACTTTGAATGCATGAGCAGTCTGCGCATCTTGGGACGACCCGGACAGCGCCGTGCCTTGGCGCCCTGCCGCCCGACCCCCCATCCTGCATACGTGGACACGCAAAACACGCAAAAGAAGCGCCGCATGGAGGCACTCGGCGCGCAACTGGCGAAGCTCCGCACCGACCAGAACATGCCGCGACAGGACCAGCTCGCGACTGCATCCGGCGTCGGCGTCCGCACCATCTCCGACATCGAAACCGGCAAGAAGATCCCGCGCGTGACCACCATGCGGAAGATCGAGGCAGCGCTGAATCTGCCCGAAGGCGCGACCGACGACTTCATGGACTACGCGATCGACAAACTCGTCCCGAAATCGGCCGGCTCCGATCTCTACCCCGCCGAGGTCTACGAACGCGAACCGCGCGGCGAGGTCGAGCACGAGATGCTCGCGATCCGCGGCGAGACGGACGACGTGAAGTGGTCCTACATCATCGACCGACGCAAACGCCTGTTCGACGAGAAGCGCCGCGACGTTAGGCGAGGCTAAACACTGCTCCGTCCGGTTATTTGTAGGATTGCGAAACGATTAATGGGTGGAAAACCGCTGGCCACGGCGATATTCGTGGTCTAGTGATATTCCTTCTACTGGCTGCACTGGCACTGCTCGCGGTGATCGCGGGCGTCATGATCCACAACGCGATTGCGCTGCGGAGACTCCACCGGCGGCTCGACGCGCGGGCCCGGCTCGACGCATTGAGCCGCGCCCCCGACGACGACGGCGGCAGCCGAGGCACCGCCGAACCGGTCCTGCGCATCATCAAAGGCGGCGCGATGGCCATGATCGGCGCGGCCGGGGCCACCATCGCGTGGACCAAGGAACACCCCGCCGCCGCGGTCGTCGGGCTCGTCGGCGCGGTCGCGACAACCGCGGTTGTCGCCGCGTCGACCCCCATGGCTGTGCCGGACATCGGCAACCCCATCGCCGGCGGACCCCCGCCGCCGGTCACCGTCACTCCGCTGCCCGTGCCCCCGCCGCCGGCCCCGCCGGCAACGCCGGACCCTGCGCCGACGACACCGCCTACGGCCACGTCGTCGTCGGAGTCCGCGGCGACAGTCGCCGCACGGGCGCCCGCACCGCACGAGCATCCTGTCCCCGGCGCGCCGCCGTATCTTGTCGCGACGCGGACCACCACCGCGCAGCCGCCGCACCCGGCCTCGCCTGGCACGTCGACTCCGGAACCGCCGGGAACGACCCCCGCGCCGAAACCGCCGACGCCGACCCCGTGCGGCGGCATCGACGTCAACCTGCGCCCGATCGCAGATCTGTGTGTGCTCTGACCCCGAACCGGTGCGGCCGCTTCCCCCGGCCCCCGCACGGTTCCCGTAAAACTGCGGGGGGGGGGGGCGTCTTCAGCCTCTTTTCCCCTTCTCCCCCAACGCTTACAGGTCGCCGAGATTCAGGCCCCGCGACTCCTGGGCGGCGCGGTCCGACGCCGTCGCCTGCGTATAACGGTCCAGCATGTCGCGGCGCGTCCATCCCGCGATCGCCATCAAACCGCCCTCACTGCCCCCGGCTGCCAGCCACCGCTGCGACGCAGTGTGCCGCGTGAGGTGCGGATGGAAGTGCTCGATCCCCGCCGCCTCGGCACGCTTCTCCAGCGCGCAGTACAGGCCGTGGTATCGAAAGCGGCCGTCGCCGCGCCCACCGAGCCACAGTGCAGGAGACGCCGCATCGCGATGCGAGCGCCGCATCCGCAGGTACCGGTCGATCGACAACGCCGTCTGAGGCCCGAACGGCACGAACCGTTCCTTCCCGCCTTTCCCGCGCACGATCAGGAGCCCGCGTTGCAGGTTGACGTCGTCGACGTTCATGCCGCACACCTCGCCGGCGCGGACGGTGGTTTCGAGCATGATCCGGACGATCGCTTCGTCGCGGCGGTCGCGGAATGTCTTTCCCTTGCAGGCGTTGACGAGGGCAGTGCATTCGTCGTCGGTGAGGCGGGGCACGACCTTGTTGTCGACCTTGGGGCGTTTGACGCCGATGAGGTCGTCCCGGTCGAGCTCGCCCTCGTCGGTAAGCCATGCGGAGAAGCGGCGGAGGGCGGAGAGCCGATTCACGGCGGTGGAGGCCTCGGCGCCGCGCTCGAGGAGGTCCGCGACGAACGCTTTGACGGTCAGGTGGTCGAGGACCAGCGGCACGTCCTCGCGGTCGCAGTAGGCGAAGAACTGGGTGACGCCCATGGTGTACGCGTCGAGGGTGCGGGGGGATTTCCGTTCGGATCGGAGGTGCAGTTGCCAGGAGGAGAGAAGGGGTCTCAGGTCGATGTCGGGCAC